AGAAGAAGTAGTAAATACTCTTGCCGGATATTTGTCTCTTGCATTAACTATGAATCTGTATTTTCCAGTTCCAGTTTTAAACGTATCCATGTTATTAGCAAGGGTTATAATTGTATTTGTGCTATTAACAACAGATAGACTGCCTGTGGTATAAGAACTATCATCCCACTTCATTTCTAAAGTAGGAGGATATATTGTGTGAGTATCTACAGAAAAGAAACTTAAGTTAATGTAGCTGCCAGAATTTTGTTCTATTGCATCAGGATGTTTGACTATAAATCCATTATTTGCTTGAGATCCACTAAACCAACCACTAACAATAGAGGTTACAGGTACATTAATGTCTTTATTATCGCTATAACCAAAAGATTGGGTTGCATAGCTTCCAGACCAAGAACCTCCTCCTGGTGTTAAATAATAACTACCACTTGCCCAACTATTATTAGTGGAGGTAAATGCGTTAGGACTATACCAACACGCACCATTTCTAGTTTCTGGGGTATCATCTATTTGACCTGTGCCCATTTCCCAAGATTGAGAAACAGCTCTAACCTCTAAATCGTATTCTGTATTAAGATTTTCTGCATTTGCTAAATACAATTTTAAACTAGCTTGCCAAGATCCTGTAGCAAAAGATTTAATTGTATTAATATCAGAATCACTAAATAAAATAACGGATCTCCTCAGATCATCGGCTAAAATAGGTTCGGATGGCACCGGATCTACAAAATAGTTTGTTGGATTATCAGAGTTTTTAACTCCTACCTCAAGGATCTCATCCAAACCAGTGTTTTGTGCTGGGTACTTTGAGTAGAGTGTTGCGTCGGCTGATGCGAATATTTTGTATACTGCCATTGTTTTATAAGGTTACAACACGACCTTGTATGTCAGTGTTGGGATATTTTACTTCAAATATGGAAGGATCAAGAGAAGGATAAATAACTCCATTTAAAGTGCCTCCTGAAATATCGTATGAATATTTTGAATATCCACTAGATTCTCCAAATTTATTTACAATCTGAACTGTTTTTACAGTTTGAACACCTTCTACCTGATCTAAAATAGTATAAACATCTCCAAGAATAATTGGTTGATTAATTTGCCAATTATCTATATTGAAAAAGTCTTGAAGAGCTAAGATACATCTAGAAATAACATCTTGACTTGTATAATTTGGTCTTATAATAATATCAAAATTACATCCTATATTAATAATATAAGCCGGCTTAATATTGATCGCATCTGTTAACATGCGATATTCTTTAAGATAGGTTTGTATATTACCAAGTAAGGAAGGTGATGGAGCTTCTAATTGATTAGAAGAATTAAGACCTAAAACATAAAGACTTACTAAAACTTGATCGTTTTGATTTATGTTGCCATTAGTTTGCATATTTGGAGCAAACGTAGAATCATCTTTTGTTATATATGCTTTAGAAACTCTACCATATTGTGCAGGCATACTAAGAGTTCTAGCAAGGTAATCTTCTTGTGTTACAGCTCTAAGTTGTGTACCAAATTCGCTTGCGATGTTTTGTCTTAGTTGCTCAACAGTGTCACCGTCTCCTCCACCTGAAGCAGGTTCAGAATTATTCACAACTATTGTATTTTGATAAGTTGTATTTCCTGTTACTGTAGAAGAAACTATACTTGTAAGTTGACCTGAAAGCACATTTGCTGCTGCTCCACCTCCTACAAGATATTGGAAAGTAATAGTTACATTTTTAGGAGCAAGTCCGTAAGTTTGTGTTGTGACAAAATTGGTAGGATCAAATGAACTTGATAAGGTGCTAAGACCTCCACCGGTTAGGCCTACACTAACAGAGTTTGGATTAGGAATAATTGATGTATCTGCAACTGAGTTAATTCCTGAACCAAATTCAATTTCTAATGTGCCATCAGTTCTGAATCTAGATACATATCTTCTAGGAACAGACAGCTTTTGTATCATAAAAGGGACTTGATTTTGATCAGTAGATGTATTTGCTACTGGTTTTAAAATATAATCCTGAGCTAAATAGGGGACTTCATACCATGTTTGTCCATTACTATCTTTAGCATCTAAAATAGTAATAATTGAATTATCAGATATATTTACAGTTGAAAATCTTTGCGCCGATCCAAATGTAAAAGACTGAGTTTTAACCTGACCGGAAATAGCCTTTACAGATTTTTTAAGCAAATAAAAACTTGGATTGTTTCCAGCAAGGGTGTATACTTCTACTGTAGTAGGATCTTCAGAAGAAGAAACAGAGAAATCTATTTTTTGAGGCACATAAAAAACAATAGAAGGATCTACATTTGATTTTATTTGCATCCCCTGTTCTATTGTCATCGCAAATCCAAAATCAGGGAAATAATTTATTCCATCTGTTGCGCTAGGAACTTGTTGATAAACATCAAGCATTACAGTTGCAGCAGAAGTAACTTTAGGTCTATAACCAAGCATATAAGCCATGGTATAGAGGTTATTCTTCTGTTTAGCGTACTGTAAAAATGTCTCCTGTAATTGGTTATCAAGATAAAAAGAAAGCACATCACCTACATAAGCTGCCATTTCAATGAACATACTACCAGGTGAAGCCTGAGTAAAGTCATTATAGACAGTAGGATAATAAGATCTTGCATACTCTATAAGTTCTGCCTTAAATGAGTTAAAATCTTTATTTAGATATTTAATGTCTTTCTCTTGCTGAGCCATGTTACATATTTTGTATTGTTAACGTAACTGAATCGTTTTCATTAGATCTCAATAGTCTATAGCTAAATTTTATGTTTATAGAATTATAATCTGGTTCGCCGGTTACACTTAATTGTACTATTTCAATTTGAGGAAAATTAGCCTCTATTTGAGTTCTTAAAGATTCAGTAATATCTTCGAAAGTGCTTGTTCCAATTTGCTCAAATAGCCTAGCTCTCAAACCAGCTCCAAAATTAGGATTAAACAGCCTCTCTCTTGGGTCTGTTAAAAGATAATTTATAATATTATACTTTGTCTGATCTTTTGTTGTATATACAGAAGCAAAGACATTCTCAGCATCAAATGGGATTTTAACCCCTATAGCTGTTGAGGGTTTAAGGTCTAGGGGCGATATCTTTTTTAAGCCGTATGCCATTAGATAGCACCTTTTTCTTTAAGCCTACTCATAAGACCAGTAAAATCTGGTACTTCATTTATTTGTACTGCTGAGATGTTTGAACTTGGTCTAGCCGTTGTGAGCATACTATTTACATCTCCAACCTTATCTTGTTTAGGTTGAAAAGCCATAGCTGGGTGCACTTGATCAGTAGACATAGAAAAGTCCTCCTGAAGCATACTTTTAGCAGTATCATTTAAGAATGCTGCCATAGGGTGGCTGGAATTAAACTTTAAAGGTTTAGGGGTCGCAGTATTTAAAGTCCCAGGAATCTTAGCTTTAACCTGTTCTTGGAGGGCTTTTTTATTATCAATTATAGGACTGGCTTTGGCCTCCTGAATCAAACCAGGTAGCTCCTGTCTGAGGGCTTTTACTACCTCTTCCCTAATAATTTTTCTAAGTAAATCTACGCTTGCCATATTTTATAAATATTATTTTTATGAATTTTTAAGCTTTGTAATCTCCTGATCAATGCTTTTTATTTTTGCTACTATTACCGGTGCTGATAGGGGGGCTAATATTAATAGTTTTTGAAGGTTTGCTTTTTGATCCTCTAGTTTCTCTATTTTTAATTTATTTGTTTCCACTTGTTTTTGTTTTATTATCTTTTCACTACCAGTTGAAGAAGGGTCTGCTTTTCTTAAGTCTTTAATAAGCTGTTCATTGCTTTTTATCAATCTATTTCTTACGCGCTTTCTAAGAGCCTTACCACCAGGAAGATTATTTACAAAACTTTGAAGTCCTAAAGGCTCTTCTCCTGTTTCTACACCAATATCAGGAGTTTCTAAAACGTCTATATTAACTTCCTGGTCTTCTAAATAAACAAGAGATTCAGATATAGTTGATAGGGTTTCTCCAGTCAAAGTTAAAGGGTCAGCTGAAACTAATCCTTTAGCTACCAGTAGTGTTTTAACTTCATTTATAATAATTAAATCTAAAGACGCAAAAGTAGGAGTACTTTGAACTGCAATAATATTATTTTTTCCTCTTGCTATTCCAAACCTTCTTCTTAAGTTAATACCCTCATCTACAACTTGTTCAGTTACTATTTCAATAGTATACTCTCCAAAATTTGTGTTAGGTTTATTTGTTGGAGAATTAACAGCATTTAAAAAAGTTTGAACCTGATTTCTTGTGTTTGTTAAAATATCAATTGTATTTGAAAGATCGTTTTTAAGATCATCATCTATATTATTACAAGATTCTATATTTAATTTAATAATATTTAATAAAGAGAGTATTTCATTTACTCCAACTAATAAAACATTACAAAAATTAACAATTAATCCTAATGTGTAATTTATCTGTTCTAATCTTAGTACTAGTTTCCTAGTTCCTTCTCCTAATTGCTCTTCTACTAGATTTGATACAGTAGTTGTTACACTTACATTTGTAAATAAGTTTGGCAATTGAAATCCTACGGTAAAAAATCTTTTAATGACTGCAAAAACTTTAATAAGTGTAATTGCTATTTTTACAAAAAACTGAATTG